TCTGTTCTTTCACAACAAGACTACTGGTTACCTACTAAATCAATCAGGTTCATTTGTAACCATGACTTCATTGCCAGCAAGTCCATATGTGTCTGGTACTGTGTTCTTAAACAACTACATATTTATTGGTACTACTAACAATCGTATCTATAACTGTAATGTTGGTGATCCAACTACTTGGACTGCTCTTGACTATGTTAGTTTCGAGCAGACTGCTGACGTACTTGTTGGTATTGCTAAGCATTTGAACTACCTAGTAGCCTTTGGTTCTACTAGTATTCAGTTCTTCTATGACGCTGCTAATGCTACGGGTTCTCCCTTAGCTGTAGCTCAGAGTTATACGTCTGAGATTGGTTGTGCTTCTGGTGATAGCATCGTTGCTACTAATAACACTGTGTTGTGGATTGGAACTAGCAAGACCAATGGTCGTGCTGTGTATCTCATGGATGGTGTCTCAGCTGTTAAGATTTCTACTAATAGCATAGACAAACACATAGAAGCTGACAGTTTAAGTGTAGTAACAGCTTACTGCTATACAGTCTCAGGACATACACTATATATTCTATTTCTACATAACACTAGTAAAACTTTGGTTTACGATATAAACGAGAAGATGTGGTATACATGGACTCAGTATTCCATTCAGTCTAGTGATCAACCTAATCCAGGTACTTATCAAGAGTCCTACTTCAGAGCTGTATTCTTTACTGAGTTAAACGATGTTGCGTATGTATTGGATGATGATACTGCCACTATCTATTACTTAAGTAACACTACTTATCAAGACAACGGACAAGCTATCTACTGCAGAGCAGTAACAGACATTATCGACAATGGAGTTACTAAACGTAAGTTCTATGGAAGACTAGAGATTATTGGGGATAAGGTGTCTGGGACTATGCAAGTACGTCACAGTGGTGACGACTACCAAACTTGGTCTACCTATAGGTCTATAGATCTAAGTACTTCTAGACCCCAAGTTTATTTGAGTGGTTCTGATAGGCGTAGAGCTTGGGAGTTCTTGTGTACTAGCAATGTCCCTTTGCGTCTAGACACAGCTGAGATAGACTTCAGGATAGGTGAACTAGATCAAGAACAATCAGTTGGTGGTGGACGCTATAGAAGATAAAATAAAAGGAAAAGTACCTGTGTGTATCCGAAAGGATTACATAGTGTACTTAGAGCTTTTTGATAATCTCTTGTGGATTCATGTTGATATCAAACGATGGTCAGCTAGAGTCAAGAAAGATTGTCAAAAGGACTTTGTTCTTATACAGAGTTTAATTGGTAAGCCTATAGCTGCTTTAGTTAGAGAGGACGACATTAAACTTGCAAGATTTGCCAAGTCATTTGGTTGGCTAGAGAAATGTCAGATAGTTCTATTAGACGGTTCAAAGGCTTTCATCTATGTTTCAAAAGCATAGTACATAAAGGAATGATATGGGTGGCGCTGTAAGTGAAGTTGTAGATACTGTTGGCGATATAGGCCAAGGGGCTATTGACATTGTTAGTGATGCTGGTGCAAGCATTGATGACACTGTTAACGAAGTTGTACCTGGTGGTTGGACTACGGTTGCTCTGCTTACTGCTGGTTATTACTATGCTCCTGAGATAGGGGCATATATAAATGCCTCTGGTAGTACTGTACCCACATCTGCTGTTATAGATCTTGGTGCTACCGATATGAGTTTAGGTGCTGCTGGTGCAGCAAATGCTAGTGCTGCTGGAGCAGGTGCTGCTTCAGTTGTATCTGATGCTGAACAAATAGCAGCTATGAATGGTGGAGCTGCTGCTACAGACATGAGTCTTGGTCAAGCTGGTGCTGCTAATGCTGCTAGTGGTACTACAACAGTGGGCGGTGTAAGTAATCCTGTTTTGAATAATGCTGGGGGTAATATGAATTTATCGGATTTTAGTTCTGCTTTGAACATAGCTTCAAGCGTTAACTCTCTTACAGGAGGGGGTGTATCTAGTCTTCTAGGTGGTCCAGGGTCTGTATCAGGTTCTGAAGCACAACAGATGGCTGATCCTTTTGCACCTTACAGATCTAATCTAGCACAAATGTATAGTGGTGCTCTACAACCTGGAACAGGTATAGATGTAACTAAGATGCCTGGGTATGAGCAGTACACAACAGGTGTCTTAAACCCTGCTATGGAGGCTTCTAAGCGTAGTGCTGCTGCTTCAGGCTTGATGTATTCTGGAAGAGAGTCTGCTGCCCTACAAGACATTGGTCAGAGAGGCTACTATAGTTTTATGACTGACTACTTAAATCGTCTTGCTCAAGGTTCTGGTGCTACAACAAACCCTGCTCAAGCTGCTGGTCTAGGGTTAAGTCAGAACACTGCTAATCAACAAGCTTTCTCTCAAGGTCTAGGTGGTTTAGGACAAGGTATAGCTAGTTTATATCCAGGTTCAACTACTAATACTATGGGCAATGTTCCATACAACCCAAGTTCTATCTACAGTTCTTTTGCTAGTCCTACTTCTCAATACGGCTATGGTGTTGGTAGTCTGTTGTCTGGTACTTCTGGTATTGGAGATTAAGCATGGCATTCTTAATGAGTGATGTAGCAGCTGGTAGTAATGCCGCTCTACAACTACAACGAAACATGGCTGCTGCACCTGATGTGCAACAGACTCAGGCTAATGTTATGCAAGAGCAAGCTAATACCTTGCAACAGCAACAACAGAATGTAGAGAAAACTAAACTAGCTAATATTGTTGCTGATACAGGCATTAAGACTGATGCTGATATTAGAAATAAGATTCAGAATCTTGTAAAGGATGATAGCTACATCAAGTCTAGTCCATCTGATCAAGTTCTCAAGATGGCTTCGTTAGTTGGTGAGTCTGGTAAACCAGAAGACATGGCTAAGTTGATAGAAGTCTCTGAGAAGATTACTGCTAGAGATCTTCTTAACCAATCTAGAAAAGCAGACATTGAACGTCAATCAATAGCTGATGCTTCTAGTGTTCTAGAGACTATTCCTGATGCTCAGGTTAACGATAGATTCAATAGTCTTCCAGAAGCAACTAGGAATCTTGTTGTTGGTAGAGTTGGACAAGCTAACTGGGACAAGTCTTCTCCTAAAGAAAAGAAAGCTATTGTTCAGAATCTATTTGAAACTGCTAACTCAAAACTACAAGAACAAAAGATACAGGCTAATATTCAAATGGCACAAATACGTGCTACTGCTGAAGTAGATAAAACACGATTTAGACTAGCTGCTAGTGAAAGAGCAAAAGCTTTTGGTGATGACAAGCTTGTACGAATTTGGGGTACTGTTAACACACAGCTTGAGAAGGTTCAACGTGATCCTGCTACTGTTAAAGAACGCCAACGTCTTGATGAAGAAGTTGATAAAGCACTAACTACTGCTACTAAATCTGCATTCTTTGGATATAAACCCGAAGGTTCAGATGTAGAGTTTTACAGTAAACCTGCTTTTGATAAATGGCAACAAGCCACAATTAAACGAGACAAATTCATTCAAGAACAACTCCTTGAGGAAAGAACTCTTATCGAATCTCTTCCTACAGAAGCTGGTTCTATAAAGAGTAATATGCTGAAGAAAATTGATGCACAGCTATCAACTCTACAGATAGAACCACCTAAAGCAGAGAAGCCAACTGGTACTCCAACACCTACACCAACACCAGCTAAACCTGCTGTTCCTAGTAACAAACCAACTGCTCCTATTAATACAGAACAGAATCCTGCTAACCCTACTAGCAAAGAAGAGTACGACAAACTACCTCCAAATAGTTACTACATGCAAGATGGTGTACTAAAGCGTAAGAAGGGCTAATCATGGCTGACTTTGGACAAAATGATGAGGTTGTATCTAAATCAGTAGCTGCTCCCAAGTCTTCTTGGGGTGGTGATGATGAGGTTGTAACTCCCTCTGCTCCTGCTACATCTGCCCCTGCTCCTATAGATAGTCGTGGTGGTGCTGCTTTTGGTATGTATCCCAAGCCTGGTATGAAACCAATGGGGGAAGGTGAGACAAGTAGTCTTGGTGCTTTTGGTGCTTCTGCTCTTGAGTCAGTTGCTGCTACTCCAGGTGCTCTTCTTGGAGCTAGAGCAGCTATGGCTGTTACTCCTCCTGTTCTTCCTATTGTTGGTCCTCTTGCTAAGCCTATCGCTGGTATTGCTGGTGGTATAGCTGGGGGTATTCTTGGACAGTTTGGTGTCAATAGTCTTGAAGATGCTGTTGATCAAGTGTTTGGTACAAACATCGTAAAGACACGAGAGCAACAACGTAGAGAGAACCCAATGGCATCCCTTGCTGGTCAAGTTGCAGGTGGATCTCTCAATCCATTTATGCGTCCAGGTCTACCAAGTACTGTTAAAGAAGGTTTGTTTGGTGCTGGAATCATGTCTGGTATTGGTGCTGGTCAACGTGCTATAGAGGGACAAGATATTCTTGATCCCAAGATGATGGCTATTGATGTTGCTACTGGTGCATTTACTAAACCCACTAGGTTAGGTGAGAGAGTATTAGGAGTTACACCTACCACATCTACAACTAAAACAACAGATCAAACAACAACAAAGCCCAGCTCTTACACAGAGTTGCTACTAAATCTTCCAAAAGATGTTAAGAAGCAAGATCGCTATGACTTAGAAAACTGGACTGCACAAGCCGTAAATCCTAGTCAAAGTAGTCTTGGTCCAGAGTGGATTGCAGCTCAAAAGAAAAATCTTGATGCTAGATTGGGAGAAGGTTTTACAGACAAAGTTCTTGCTGGAGAATTTAAAGGTGAGATTGTCAAACCTCCTTCAGAAGAAGAGTCTAAGAAAGCTGGTTTCATTAAGAAAGTTTCTGAAGAAGTTGCTAAAGACAAGGCTATTGCTGATGCAAAGATACCTGTGGTTGAAGCTGCTCTTAGAAACAAAGATACGGGTGAAATAGAGCTGTTAGGTCCCAAGAGTCCAGAAACTCGTAAGACTGCTACTAAAGATACCCATGAACAAGGGTTTGTAGATGAGGCTGGTACATTTTTAAATCGTAAAGAAGCTTGGAACAGAGCTAAGAGTGCTGGTCAGATACCAGAAGGACAAGCCTTATCGTCTGTTAAGGATGGTCTACGTAGTGATGACTTACGTATAGCTGGTGACGAACGCTTTAAGCTCGCTGATGTACCAACAGAAGCCAATGGTGTTCCTATCAAAGAGGGAACTACTGGTAGAACTCGTCCAGATGGTAGACCTATTGGAGCTAGTTTCAATAAAGAAACTAAGACCATAACCATAGACACACCGACTCTGTACGAACAGTACGGAGAGAAGCCTTGGACTAAACCAAAGGTAGAGGGTGTTTATCCTATTGCTGAGAATGCTTTCCCAACATTCCAAGACTATGTAGACTTTGTTGTTGCTCACGAAACTGAGCACACTGTAACTCCTAGAGCAGAAGGTCAAACCAAAGCTCAGTACGAGAACCAAGTTAATCAAACAGCTTTAAAACAACTTGCTGAGAAGAGAGCAGCTGAAACTTCTATAGAAAAAGATCCTAAAGCTAGAGAACTTGCAGAATTAATTCGCAAAGTAGCTGCTGCTGAAAAATATTCAGATCCTAAAGATTGGACTCCAGCAGAAAGAGCTGCTTACTCTAGAGGTTGGGAAGAATTTTCTCGTGTTAGAGGATATAACAAACAAGAAATTGCT